TACCAGTGGAAATGATAACAATGCTAGGATCCAGTGTACTGGGTGGCTTTATGACCATCTGGGGACAAAGCATCAAGGCGAAGCAGGCGGAGCAGAAAATGCTCCTTGCACGCGGAAAGTTCCAGATGGAGGCGATTGAAAAGGCAAGGCAGTATGACAATAAGGGATTTACATGGACGAGGAGGATAATCGCCCTTACGGCGGTATTCTTCATTATCGTCTGGCCCAAGATTGTTCCAGTCTTCTTTGACGTTTCAGTCTTCCTGACATGGACGGAGTTCTCAAGGGGATTCTTTTTCCTCATAGAGCAGAAGGAAATGCTTGTGGATCGGCAATTCGCAGGCGTTGTCATAACGCCGATGGACACCCATCTGATGGCGGCGATTGTCGGATTGTATTTTGGTGGAAGTTTAGTTAAAAAATAATTGTGTTTTATTCGAATTAGTGTATAATGTGCGTGAATGAAAGAAAACATTAAACCATTAGTTTGGGGTGTAATAAGTGGAGCTATAGGATTGCTCATTGTTATTTTCTGGACAGGATGGGTAGTGACAAGTGGCACTGCCGAAGCTGAAGGTAAGAAAATGGCGAAAGAGGCTGTCTTAGAAAACCTTGTACCAATCTGCGTCGAACAGTATCTCCAGGATCCAAATAAAGTTGATAAGTTTAAGGAATTGAAAGAAAAAGCTTATTATCAAAGAGATGATTATGTGAAAGAAAACGGCTGGGCGACCATGCCAGGAGCTAAATCCTTTGTTCGTGGAGTTGCCGATAAATGTGCCAAACAGATTATCGAGATTGAAAGTAATTAATGGAGGATACTACCGCTATTTATCTAATCCTAAAGAGGGTTAGGGAACGAAAAGAACAACTGAAAAATATTATTGCTCAAGGAATTCACAGCTTTGACGAATACAACAAGACAGTGGGTGAATACAAAGGCTATAATATAATGGAACAGGAAATACAGGACCTGCAGAAAAAAGAAGAAGATGGAGATACCAAAACGTAAATTTGCCCTAGAAGAAAAAGACCTATCAATAGAGGCGGATGAAAATAACAAAATTGCAGAAGAAAAAGAGAACCGTTTTGTTGCAAAAATACAACAAGAGGCTCTTGAAAATATAGAACATAAAGATACTGATAAAGCATTAGAACGATTACCCAACCCTACAGGATGGAGAATATTGGTTCTCCCCTATAAGGGACAGGGAAAGACTAAGGGTGGAATAATACTGTCTGATGAGACAATCGAGGAGCGGGGCTATACAACAGTTACAGGTTTAGTATTAAAGGTTGGACCTGATGCCTATAGAGACAAAGAGAGATTTCCAAACGGACCATGGTGCAAGAAAAATGACTGGATTATATTCGGTCGCTATGCCGGATCCCGTTTTGGAATAGAGGGTGGTGAAGTGAGAATACTTAATGATGACGAGATAATCGCTGTGGTGAAGGACCCGGAGGATATCTTGCAATATAAATAACAGGAGTAAATTATGCCTGCAGAAACCAAGGTACAAACACAAGCCGAGGCAGATGAAAAAATGGTTGATATCCCTTCCGAGGGTTCTTCCGTTGATGTTGAGATAAAGGACACTCCTACAGCTGTCACTTCAGAGGATGATAAGACAATAGATGTGGGGGAAAAAGAAGTCATTGCAGCTTCAGAGTCTGAAGTTGAAGACTATGGCAGGAAAGTTCAGTCACGAATTGATAAGCTAACCAAGAAAGTAAGGGAAGCTGAAAGACGGGAACAGGCTGCCATTCAATATGCACAAGGAGTGCAAGGAGAGTCACAAAGAATAAGACAACAAGCCCAACAACTAGATCAAGGATATACTACTGAATTTGGTGACCGCGTGGCGTCACAGATTGGTGAAACCAAGAAGGCACTGAAAGAGGCGATGGATCTAGGGGATGTTGATAAACAGGTTGAAGCACAAACTCAACTTAGCCGTTTGGCTATAGAAGAGGACCGTGCAGCAGCTCATAAGGCACAAAGGGAACGATTGGCTGAAGAAATGAGGGCAAGAGGAGTGGATCCAAGACAACCACAAATGCCCCAGTACCAGCAACCTAGACCCCAAGCACCCCCTCCGCCGGATCCAAAGGCAGAATCGTGGGCTGAAAAGAACAAATGGTTTGGGGAAGATGAACCAATGACCTTGACATCCTTTTCAATTCATCGTAAACTGGTTGAAGAAGGATTTGACACCACGTCCGATTCGTACTATAATGAAGTAGACAAAAGGATGAAGGATGTTTTTCCTCATAAGTTTGGACAAAGTTTACCGCCTACACAGGCAGTTGCCTCTGCAAACAGGGGTATGCCAATTAGGCGCAAAGGCACTGTGCGACTCACACCATCACAGGTAGCCATTTCAAAAAAACTAGGTGTGCCACTAAGCGAATATGCGAAGTACGTGAAGGAGTAGGCATATGGAAAATATAAAAGAAAAAAAACTACCATCACGCGAGTCTGAAACCAGAGAGAAAACTTCTCGAAGGAAACCATGGGCTCCACCATCATCACTAGACGCACCACCTGCGCCAGCTGGATTCGTCCATCGCTGGATTAGGGCCGAATCCGTAGGACAGATGGATCAAAAAAATGTATCCGCTAGACTGCGCGAAGGTTGGGAATTTGTCAGAGCTGACGAATATCCTGATACTGAATGGCCCCAAATTGATTCAGGTAAATATAATGGTGTTATAGCTGTTGGAGGATTAATGCTAGCGCGAATTCCTAAGGAAACGGTAGCAGAGCGTAAAAAATATTTTGCACAAGTAACGCAGGATAAGGACGACGCGATCGCTAACGATCCTTTGAAGGACCAACATCCTAGCATGCCGATCTCGAAAGAGAGAAGCACTCGCGTAAGTTTTGGTGGCAAAAGAAACACTTAGTTTCTCACACAAAAATTACACAATTTTGACACACCCATGAGGGGTGTGTTATCATAATTTATCTGTGAGGATAAAATCATGGCTAATGTTGACGCGGCCTTTGGGTTTAGACCCGTTGGGAAAGTTGGCAGTGGCGTTAATAATGGGGGTACTACCCTCTACACTATCGTGGACAATTATGCGACATCTATTTTTAAGGGTGATCATGTAATGTCTTCAGGTGGTTATGTAATTGCTGGAACAGCTTCCGGCGCTACTAACCTTGGTGTTTTTAACGGTTGCTTCTATATTGACCCAACTAGCAAAAAACCTACATGGTCCAATTATTACAGTCAAGTAAATGTAACCGCTTCAGGTTCCATTTCTGGCAGTACTAATATTGACGCGTATATCTATGATGATCCGTATTATCTCTTTGAGGCTCAAAGTTATGGCACAATAGCTAAAACAAGTATCGGCAGAAATGCTGACACTGTTCTTGGCACTTCCAGCACTGTTAATGGCCTGTCTGTAACCGAAATTGAAGCTGACAGTGGTTCAGCTACTAATGTCGGTACTGGTGCAGCACTACAGTTCAAGATTATTGGAATAACTAAAGACCCAGAGAATGATGATGCTTCAGCTGCTAATGCTAACTGGCATGTTCAATTTAACGAACATCTCAAGTTTAGTAGTACTGGTATCACAGGTGCATAATAGCTAGGAGGAATTGAACAATGGTAATTTCAAGAATGCAATTGGTCAAAGAACTCGAACCTGGCCTGAATGCCCTGTTCGGATTAGAGTATGACCGATACGAAAATCAGCACACAGAAATTTTCGACAACGAAAGTTCTGATCGTGCTTTCGAAGAAGAAGTAATGTTAGGTGGGTTTGGCAATGCAGAAGTAAAACCGGAAGGTTCAGGTGTGACTTATGAAGACGCACAAGAAACTTTCACTGCTCGCTACACTCATGAAACAGTTGCTTTGGCTTTCGCACTAACCGAAGAAGCCGTGGAGGATAATCTCTACGACAAAATCAGCACTCGATATACAAAAGCATTGGCACGTTCAATGGCAAACACTAAGCAAGTAAAAGCTGCAAACATTCTTAATAGAGGGTTTAACAGTTCTTACCTTGGTGGTGATGATAAGGAGCTTTTAGCTACTGATCACACTACTATGGCTGGTGATGTCAAAAATGAATTGACCACTGCTGCTGACCTCAATGAGACTTCTCTTGAGCAAGCACTTATCGACGTTGCAGGCATGAAGGATGAAAGGGGATTAAAGATTGCTCTTAGAGCGATGAAAATGATCATCCCAGTAAATCTTCAGTTTGTTGCTGAAAGGTTAATGAAATCTGCAGGAAGAGTAGGAACTGCTGATAATGACATCAATGCAATCAAATCTATGGGAATGGTGCCACAAGGTTATGTGGTTAACAATTTCTTAACTGATACTGATGCTTGGTTCTTAAAAACAGATGCTCCTAATGGACTTAAACACTTCACTAGGGCTC